GGAGCCGTCAAACAGACTGCCGAGGGTCAGTGTGTTATTCCGTTCCATCGCAGACCTCCGAATACTGATATGTCTTGCCATCCCGGATCACAGACACTCCGTCCGCGCTGCCCACCTGGGCGATATACCGCTGAACCGCTACGTCCACAAACTTTGGCTCCAGCTCAATCCCATAGCAGGTACGGTTTAGCTGCTCACAGGCGATCAGCGTAGATGCACTGCCGAGGAAGCCGTCCAGCACAACGCCGTTCGTCATGGTACACTGCTTGATCAGATACGCAATCAGCGGCACTGGCTTGGAGGACGGATGGCCGCAGCCGTCTTCCTTGGAATTCTTGATGCGGTCGAACTCAAATACCGTCCGCTGTTTCTGGTCACCGTACCAGATGTGCTTGCCGTCCTTCCGCCAGCCCCAGATGATAGGCTCATGGATGTATTTCCAGTCCGTCCGCGTCAGCACCAGGCGGTCCTTTTTCCAGACAAGGCCAGCGCCGACCTTGAACCCAGCATCCTCATAGGCGTCGTGGAACACACGGGCCTTGGACGTGGCGTAGAATACATAGATGGAGGCATCTTTCGCCATTGCCTCACGGAAGCACTCAAATGCACTTTTGAGAAATACATATCCCTGTTCATCGTCCAGATCGTCATTTTTGATTTTGCCGGATGTACTTTCCAGCTTGACCAAGTAGGGAGGGTCCGTACACACCAGGTTGACCTTGGTATCACCCAGAAGAAGCGCATAGGTTTCCGGCTTGGTGCTGTCCCCACAGATCACACGGTGTCTGCCGAGCAGCCAAACGTCACCTCCTTTGGCGACACAAGGCTGTTTCAGCTCCGCCTCCACATCGAAATCATCCTCATGCACATCGGCGTCATCCTTGAACAAATCGGACAGTTCTTTCTCGTCAAAGCCTGTGAAGGAGAGGTCGAACGCCTCCGCCTGCAGCGCTTCGATCTCCACCCGCAGGAGTTCCTCATCCCATCCGGCATCCATCGCCATGCGGTTGTCGGCGATGATATACGCTTTCTTCTGCGCCTCTGTCAGATGGTCGGCGAATACGCAGGGGATCTCCTGGATGCCCTCCTCCTTTGCAGCAAGGATACGACCGTGACCGGCGATAACGCCATAGTCACGGTCGATGATAACAGGATTGATGAATCCGAACTCCCGCAGGGAGGAGCGCAATTTATTGATCTGCTCCGCAGAGTGGGTCCGGGCGTTATTCGCGTAAGGTACCAGTTTTTCCAGTGGCACAAGCTGCATCTCGGTAGTAGTCTTCAAATTCAGCCCCTCCTTTTCCGCAGAAGCTGCTCCATCGTGTCGTTCGGGTTATCCGTAAACGCCTCGGTGCAGTTCTGCCTGACAATATCGTAGATCTCATACCACATCATGTTCGCGGTCTTTTGGAACTGCTGCGACATCTGCACGAACGGTGAGGCCATGACGCCGCCCGTGGTCGGATGCTTCCCCAGCAGGCCGTAGCTGCTGATGGCGTCCTCACACTGGATGTACCTCGCAAACGCCTGCGCGTAGGCTTCGATCATCCGCTTGTTCACCAGATTTTCACAGCCCCGTTTTTTCAGCCACAGCCATGTCTCCCTGTAGATTGCATCAGCTCCCAGCGGCACGCCGTTCTTCTGCCGTGCGGAAAGGTACTCGGCGGGCTTGGGCATATCCGCGCCCTGCAAAGCCGCGCCCTCCGGCAGATCCACGGCTTCCAGCTCCGCCGGTTCCAGGTCGGGGAGGTCGTTGCTCATGATCCGCGCGGTCTGGCCCTTCTGTATTTTTTCTGCCGCAGGTGTGGGCTTCCCTCCGGCGTGGACACGCCTGCCGCCCCTGTTTGTACCATCCTTTGCCACGGGCCTCACCTCCAGTCCGACCGGGCAGGGGGTAATCCCCCGTTTGAACCTCATTTTTTGCGCACGCTCCCCCATGCCCGTTGTCCCCTGGAGCAGTCACAGAGATTTGCATCCCCCTACCGGGTGTGCCAGCGGTCTCCATCCCGTACCGTGATCTCCGAGTGACACGGTTTGCAGAGGGCCATGAGGTTGCTTTCATCATGGGTGCCACCACGGGAAAGGGGCAGGATGTGGTGTACCTCCTGGGCTGGGGTCAGCTTCCCTCGCTCCCTGCACTTCTCGCACAGTGGATGGGCGGCGATGTAACGGCTCCGGATCTGCCGCCATGCCCTGCCGTACCTCTTGCGGGTGGCGGGGTCGCGGTCATACTTTTCGTAGCGGTGGGCCTCCAGCTTGGCGTGTTCCTCGCAGAACCGTCCGTTGATCAGCAGGGGGCAGCCGGGGTAGGAGCAGGGGCGCTTGGGCTTGGTAGGCATGGGCTTCACCTCCGGTGGGCAAGAGGAAAGCCACCGCAGGAATTGATCCCGCGATGGCTCTCTTGATTCTTTTTTGCTGATTATAATCTTACCAGAAGTTGAGGGTGGCTTTCAATGGTTTTTAGTGGCGAGTTGAAAAACTACTTGTTTGGATATGTGTCCAGCCAGTTCTCTCCACAGTAATTATCGATGTTCTCTACCAGGCGGGATACAAATGGCTGCGCTTTGGGTTCAGTCGGATACCAGACCATCGACTGGCCGAAACCATAGGCTTTCGTGCGCTTCGCCGTAGGAATCGACCAAATGTGCCGGTTACGCTCACCGACCGGGAGCAGAGTGCAGTCTGCGGCTTTTGCCCGGACATTTTGAAAACGCTCTTCTTCACCATCGTTCCACTCAAGCGTCCAGCTTTGCAGATCGCGCCAGACTGTCGCGTGTTTGTACCAGCCGACTACGGTAACATCACCTTGGAGCCTGGTGGCACACCAAATGACGAGGACATCTTCCACGAAAGGTTCGTTTTTCAGATTGGCGCACCCATCGATTTTTTCAAGATGAAAGGTGTTCCTGGTACCGGAGTTGGACTTTGGCTCCACAAATCCCAGGCACTCCGTTTCTGACTCTCCCTGGACCAAAATCGGTGTAAAATTGTACTCCTCATGCCCATAGCCATGTTCTGCCACATATTTTCCACCGTTGACAGGGACATCCTCATCGCAATGCCCTTTGTAATATTTCATGCTGGAAATCTTGCAAAACAGGATTCTCATAACCGGCCCTCCTTCATTTGACCTTTATCGCCAGAGAAACATCCCCGTTATCATCAATCACAAGCTGCAAGGTTTTGATGTACTTGTCATAGAACTGCTTCCGCTCGGAGGGCGGCATGGTGATGCGGGTGGATCGGAGGGCATCGTCCAGCATGGCGTTGACGTTCAGGCGGACGGCCCGTGCCATATAGTTCCGCATTTCCCGGAACAGCGCGTTCATCTTCAGCTCCTCGGAGTCGCCGGTATAGAAATCGTCCAGGTAGCAGTAGAAGATGCCGGAATCGACCAGAGCCGCTTTCATATCCGGGCCGCATTTCTCCCGTTCGATCATCACCAGGAATCGGGCCTTCGGCAATGAGGAGATTAGACCCCAGTAGTCCGAATCGCTGGAAACGATGATGAAGGAATCAACCTTGTTCTCGTAATACTCCTGGCAGGCCCTGGCGGTGAGCTTGATGTCCACCAGGGATTTGTTCTGCTTGATCCGCTCAATGGTGATATGCTCCACGGGGATGTGGGTGAACTGTTCCAGGATGCTCCACGCCGATGCGGTATGAACATCGTCAAAGAGGATGATGGAGTTGATTTTGTCCAGGTACGCCCGGTCCAGCCCCCGGAGGGTGGCGCTCAGTCTGTAGGGGTCAGAGTTTTCGCAGTCGACCACTACGACCACCTGTTCACCGTCATTAATGTAGTCGTGGATATTGCCCTTGACATAGGTTCCGGCATCCGACACCTTGCTGTATTCGGTAAACTCGTCATTGTTCCACTCATAAAGGAGGGTAACAAACTTTTTGTCGTTATACAGGATATTTCCCGCGTCATAGGGACGCCAGTTGATATACACCTGATACGGATAGAAGGAAAGGCTCTCGTAATACACCGCTGCCGCATCCTTGCTTCCTTTCTCGCTGAGGCCGTTCGGCATGATAAACAGTTCCCGCACATACTGCCAGTTCAGCCAAAGCGGAAACAGGCCTTTGCAATTATTGATCCGGTCTGAAATAATTCGGTTGATCTCCACAATATGTCCGGATAGCTGTGTGCTGGATTTTTTGATAAAATTGATACCGTCAGCCGTTAATGTATTGATGGCTGCGGCAGACACATATTCCGGCATTGACAGAAGTGATTTGTACTCTGTCCGCATTTTATCATTGATTTTCTTAAAATTCCTTTCAATTTCTGTGCGGATAATACATAAATTTCTGATGATCCTGGCATTTTTATCTTTTTCCAGCCTTTGATATACATCCATCTGCGGCGCTTCATGTTCGTTCTCAAATATCCGCAATGGTACGCCGATTAGATAGGCTACTTTTGATACGATTTCATAGGTGCTGTCTTTGTATTGAATTTTTTCTGCAACAGTATGTACTTGTTCAAATGTTACTGGTTCCACTTTGTCATCCTCCTGTTTTTATCGCAAAATTATCCGGGTTGCGGTGGCCCGCCGCGCCGGCTTTGCCAAATTGAGTATACCATAGAACCACTCTTTCAGCAAGCGGCAGCGGCGGGCCTGTTCAGCTATTCACAGTGCGTGATGGTCTTGACTTCTTCCAGTGCCTTACCGTGGATTCGGTACAGCCAGCGGAGGTCATATCCCATATCCACGGCAATCTGCTCCCAGGAGAGGAAGCAAAGATACCGCTTTTCCAGGACGGTCTGATATTCGGTATTGTCCACAGCCTTGATGGTGGCGGACAGATCCCGCTTCAGATTCACAAGAGTATCGATGTCCCGGTTGATCTCCGCCTGGAGGTCGATGATCTTGGTGATGGCTTCCTCCATGGAAGACGTAGCGTGGTTGGGATTCCGGGGCATCCCGGTCAGTGTGGAGGTGGCCTTTGTTGCCAAATCGTTGAGCGCCGCCACCTGCTGGATCTTGCTGTTGATGCGTTGGTCCAGGAACTTGGCCTGAGAGAGATATTCTTTTACAGTCATTTTGACACCTCCAGATTCGCTTTCACCGCATCGATCAATGCGGACTGTGTTTTCTCCTTCTTGCTCAGAGCGGACATGATCCGCTCGTCAATGGTGTCGGCGGCGATAATGTGGTGGATGACCACTGTGTCCGTCTGGCCCTGCCGCCACAGGCGGGCGTTGGCCTGCTGGTACAGCTCCAGCGACCAAGTCAGTCCGAACCAGACCAGGGTGGAACCTCCGGCTTGGAGGTTGAGGCCGTGTCCGGCAGAGGCCGGGTGAATGAGGGCCACGGGCAGCTCCCCACGGTTCCACCGGGCAATGCTCTCCGATGTGTCCAGCAGGGAGAAAGGGATGTGGAGCTTTCGGAGCCGGGCGGCGATCCGCTCCCGGTCGTGCTGGAACCAGTAGGCCACCAGCACCGGCTTTCCGTTGGCGGCTTCGATGAGGTCCTCCAGAGCGTCCAGCTTTCGGTCGTGTATCGGGAACACACGCTTGTCCTCGCCGTAGACGGCACCGTTCGCCATCTGGGAGAGCTTATTTCCGAGAGCCGCAGCGTTTCCAGCATCCACCTCCTCGCCGCCGAGGGAAACCACCAATTCGGAGCGCATGGTGTCGTAGGTCTGCCGCTCCCGCTCGGAGAGGACTACCCGTACCTCGTTGAACACACACTCCGGCATCTGGAGGTGGTCGGTGGCCCGCATGGAGATGGTGATATCGGAAATCTTCTCGTAGATGGCCTCCTCCGCTCCGGGGAGGGGCTTGTAGGAAAACACCACCTGACCATTCCGCTTGTCCGGCTGGAAGTACCGGGCGCGGTAGTGGGTGATGTACCTTCCCAGCCGCTGGCCCATGTCCAGGAGCCGGAACTCCGCCCAGAGGTCCATCAGACCGTTGCTGGAGGGTGTGCCAGTCAGCCCCACGATGCGCTTGACGCCGGGACGGACTTTCAGCAGGGAGCGGAACCGTTTAGCCTGGTAGGACTTGAAGGAGGACAGCTCATCGACCACCACCATGTCGTAGTCGAAGGGGAGGCCGCTGTCCTCAATGAGCCACTGGACGTTCTCCCGGTTGATGATGTAAACAAAAGCCCGCTGATAAAGCGCCGCTTTCCGCTCAACCTCGCTCCCCACCGCCAGCGACCAGGACAGGCCCTGGAGGTGGTCCCACTTCCGCAGTTCGGAGGGCCATGTGTCCCTCGCCACTCGGAGCGGGGCGATGACCAGCACCTTCCGCACCAGAAAGCTGTCCAGACACAGGTCAAAGAGGGCGGTGAGGGTGATGACGCTCTTACCAAGACCACAATCGAGGAAGATGGCGGAGGCGGGGTGCATCAGGAGGAAATTGGTCGCATAGGTCTGGTATTCATGAGGACTGTATTTCATTGAGGACGCCTCCGATCTGCTCCGGCCTGTCGATGCAGTACACCGAAAAGCCCAGAGCCTCGATTTGATTTTTCCGCCTTACCTGCAGCGGACGCATTTTCTTTCCAGGGGCTTTCAATTCCACAAAAGCCGCTTTTCCGCCGGGGAGCAGCACAACTCGGTCGGGAACCCCGTCCAGCCCCGGACTTACGAACTTCAAAGCCAGCCCGCCCATCAGGTGAACTGCCTGCACGAGCTTGCGCTCGATTGTTTTTTCTGCTGCCATAATGCCTCCAGATTTACAAATGGGTGACGACAGTGATAGTTATTTTCTCAAAGTACCTTATAGGCTGTAAAAATAGCCTATAAGGAGTTTATATCTTTAACCCTCACCATCGTCACCCCCGCATCAGTTCAGAAAATCCTCAAACCCGGAATCGGCGGTGCCGAAGTCGCTGTTTTTGAGTTTGAGACCGAAAATGACCGTCCCGGTCTTGGTGTGCTTGCGCTTGAAACCTGCCAAGTCGAGGGCAGCATAGAACTCCGGCATATTCCGGGCAAAGTCGGAGGTATCGGCGCAGTAGGAGCGGTACGCCTGGAACATCTGTCCGGACCGGGCAGTAAAGCCAGCTCCGATTTCACAGTTGTCGGTGAGGAAATGGGCCAGCCAGTCGTTCTCCTCCCGATACTTGGCGATAGCCGCCTCCACCACCGGGGGCAGGGCGATATGGAACCCCATGTCGATGACACGCTTGGCTCCCTCGATCATCCAGGCAAGGATGGCGGGACCGGCGTTCTCGTAGAGGTACTCGGCATAGTTTTTGATGTCGCCGCTCCCGGTGATCCGGGCGTTGAACGGCACCACGATGAGCCGCCGCCAGGTACCGGCGTCGATGGCACCGACCTTGGGCAGATGGTTGGTGTACAGCACCAGGGTATGGCTGGGGACAAAGCTGAAGGGGTCCTTGTACTTCTTCTCGGCGTAGACCTCATCGGTGGAACACATCTGTTTTACCGTAGCGGTGTTCAGCCGGGTGCCTTCCTCCAACTCGGCGGCGATCACCAGCCGCTTGCCCTTCAGCTCCGCCATCTCCGGCTTGATGTTGCGGCGGTTGCCCACGGTCAAAGCGTCCGAGGACACATTGCCGCTGTAGGTCCCCAGCACACGGGCCAGCGTATTCCAGAAGGTGGATTTGCCGTTGGCCCCACAGCCGTAGGCGATGATCATCTGCTCGATGAACACCTTCCCGATGCAGGCGGTTCCGGCCACGAGCTGCACATAGTCCATCAGCTCCCGGTCGCCGCAGAACAGAAGGTCAAGCTGTTTCTCCCACAGGTCAGCCCCTTTATCGCCAGGGGACGCAGAGGTCACCTTGGTCATGAAGTCATCGGGGCGATGCTCCCGGCCACCAGCCATCCCCAAGCGCAGGTCATAGGTGGCCTCCGGGGTGCAAAGGAGATAGCAGTCCGCATCCAGCTCCTGCGGCGTGATGGCCAGCATGGGTCGGGCCTCCTTCAGCGTGTTGGTGATGTTCCGGGAGCCGCGCCGGTCCAGAGCAAAGGCTTTGTACTCTGCCGCCTTCTTGTATTTGACGTAGGCGGCGGTCTGCTCCCTGGTGAGCATGGACTCCGCCTTCTTCTTACTCATGGCGGCGAGGATTTCCGCCGCGCCGTTTTTGGTCAGCACAGCCCAGGCGTCCTCGGCAGCGGAGGTGGCTTCCTCCAGTTGATTGGCAGTGAGCCGCTGGGCCACGGCCTGCGCCCCATGTTTGGACTCCTCCCAATAAGCGCCGTTATAGCAGATGTAGTCGGTAGCGGGAGAGTACCGCAGCTCCCCGCCAGACACACGGGTGAGGACTTCGGCCTGCCCCACATCGGTGTAGTCCTCCGGGCAGTAGCGGAAATCCACGTTGTACTCCTCCGGGGGGATGTAGCCCTCCTGCTGCTGGATGCGGCGGTTGAACCG